GTGGCAGGGAAACATAGATTTTAACAAAGTAAAGGCAAGCGGCATAAACTTTGTGATTCTTAGAGCAGGATATGGACAGTATACCGTCCAGAAAGACCCGACTTTTGAGGACAACTACAAAAAGGCAAAGGCGGCAGGGCTGAATGTAGGCGCATACTGGTACAGCTATGCTGGCAGTGAAGCCGATGCACGCGCCGAAGCTAAGACCTGCATAGAAGTCATCAAGGGCAAAAAGTTTGAGTATCCTATCTACTTCGACCTTGAAGAGCAGTCGCAGTTCTCGCGCGGGAAGGCATTCTGTTCAGCGTTGGTGACAGCCTTCTGTTCGGAGTTAGAAAAAGCAGGCTACTTCGCAGGGCTGTACATCAGCCGTTCTCCGCTTCAGCAGTACATCACAGCTGAGGTAGCAAGCAGATATGCGCTGTGGATTGCAGAGTACGGAAACAAGTGCAACTACAATGGCACTTATGGTATGTGGCAGTACAGTTCTGAGGGCAAGGTAAGTGGCATATCTGGCAATGTTGACTTGGATATCTGCTATGTTGATTATCCTAAAATCATCAAAGAAAAAGGGCTGAATGGCTACAAAAAGCCATCACAGCCTGCGGAAAAACCGATACTGGATACAGAGGGCTTCAAAAATGGTGACAAGTCACTTGGCGTGCTGTGTCTTAAAAAGTGGCTTGCATTTGCGCGTGATAAGGGCATGACCTCTGCGAACTTTGATGCTTCGCACGATGGCTTTTTTGCCGGTACGGAGAAGGCTGTGAACGAAATTCTTACAAAGTGGGGATATCAGGCGAATGGTATAGCAGGCGAAAACTTTATCAAAAAGCTTGCAAATTCTCTCAAATAGCAAAGTTAAAGCCTGTCGGTCGTTTGATCGGCAGGCTTTTTTGTTTTATTATACAAATTTGCTTTCTATCAGCTATGCTAATTTTACATTGAACTGAAAATGACCTCAAAATGACCTGCTTTTGAACTTGTTTTGACTTCGCTGACAAAGTATACTATTAAAGGGTGATATCTTATGATAAGTAATGCAGAGATACGCGAAATCATTGATAATTATGTGAGAGGTCGAAACGCAGAACGCAACCGCGAACTGCTTAAACGACGTATCATTGACGGCGTAACTCTGGAAAAGCTTGCCGAAGAGTACAGTCTATCTGTCACCCAAGTCAAAGATATCATCCGAAGAAACCTTCCTCTGGTACAAGAGCACCTGTCTTTTTGATGGGTGCTCTTTTTTTATGTCCAAAAATAGGCTGAAAATCGGCTGTTAATCGCCTTGTGAAGATTGTGTATATTTACTATAATCATAGTAGCAAAGAGGTGATAACTGTGAAATTTGAATACTACCAGCCTAATCCCGTCAGTCCAAACGAGGACGACTGTGTAATACGTGCTATTTGTAAAGCAACTGGGAAGGATTGGGACACGGTGTACATGGAGCTGTGTGCCCAAGGCATGAAGAAAGGAACATGGGGCAACGTCAACCATGTGTGGGACAGTTATCTCCTAAGTAATGGCTATAAACGGCATACTGTACCTGATACTTGCCCTGATTGCTATACGGTCGCACAGTTCGCGGCTGATCATCCGCAGGGTACCTATATTCTGGCGACGGGATCTCATGCCGTTACCGTGCAGAATGGCAACGTGTACGATGCCATTGATAGCAGGCAAAAAGTGCCGATATATTACTACGCAAAGGAGCAGTGATCATGGGATTTCCTTACATTCCACCATATCAGCAGTATCAGCAGATGATGCCGAACTATCAGCCGCCGAGCGGAAACGGTAACATCATATCAGTACCAAGTGAAGCAGTAGCAAGAAACTATTTTCTCGCTCCGGGAACGTCGGGAACGTTCATTAATGAAAACGAACCGTACTGTTACACCAAGACGATGGGGCTTAGTCAGTTCGACCGACCTGTGTTTAAGCGTTATCGTCTGGTCGAAGAGACAGATGAGCCACAGGATGCACAGAGCACGCCCACAACAAGCACAACTACACAGGGCAGTACAGTTATACCCGACAGCGTAAAGGCTGACATCGATGCTCTCCGTGCGTTGTACGATGATTTGAAGTTAGATGTTGAAATCATAAAGGAGGATATCAGCAATGCCAAATCCGCTGATGCAAAATCACTCACAAGCGAATAACGGAAATAACGAGAAAATGTATGAAGAATTTCGACAAAATCCTGCAAATTTTCTTATAAAATGCGGCTTAAACATTCCAGCAGACTTTTCGGGAGATTATCGGGCGATGGTTCAGCACTTAGCGAATACCGGGCAGATACCGCCTGCATTGCGAGGTAGAGTTAATGCGATGCTGGGCATGAAATAATCATGCGAACGTAAAGAAAATTTCTGCAAACGCAAGAAAAATACGCACAAATACGCACAAATACGCACAAATATCAATAAATAGCACAAAACGTGTATTAAACTTGCATAAATAGCAAGAAACAATACAAAACTTGCGTATAACGAAAGGTGACAAGGCATATCGCCTTGACATAAATCAACCGCTTATCCACACATGGAGATAAGCGCTTACCCCTATCAGATAAGGGGAGAAAGGAGGGCTTTATGGCTCTTACAAACGACAATAGCATGGGCTTTTCCATGCCAGTAGCACCTGCATACGCAGGCTATGGTATGCCATACGGAGGTGGCTTCGGTGGCGGTCTGTTCGGTGGTGGAGACGACTGGCTCGGGCTGCTGTTCCTTATCGCACTCTGTAATGGCGGCTTTGGCGGCTTCGGTTTCGGTGGCGGCTATGGTGCGATGATGGGCATGGGTATGATGGGCATGGATTACCTCTACCCTTGGCTCAACAACTCACAGCACATCTCTGACGGCTTCCGCGATCAGCAGCTGAACACACAGATATCCGATGCGAGAAGCGATATCAATCGTGGATTCGGTGATGTGCAGCTGGGCATCGCAGGTATCAACCAGAACCTCTGCCAGACAGGTAATGGCATCGTATCCGCAGTAAACAACGCACAGAACGCTATCGCCCAGCAGATGTATGGTAATGAGATAGCAGCGCTGGAGAGGTCCTTCGCGGCTCAAAGTGCCAACACTCAGGGACTGACCAATCTTTCCTCACAGCTGGCTCAGTGCTGCTGTGACAATAGGCTCGCAACCTGTCAGACACAGAACATTGTCCAGAACGAGGGCAACGCGACACGTTTCGCGGATGCAAACAACACAAGAGACATCATAGACAGCCAGACAAGAGGTACACAGGCTATACTTGATAAGCTTTGCGCTCTTGAACTGGATACCGTTAAGTCTCAACTTGCTCAGGCACAGCGCGAGAACGTTGGTCTGCAGAATGCTGTTAATATGGCTACTATGCAGGCAAGCCAGACAGCACAGACAGCACAGATACTCGCAGGTCAGGCAGCAGAGATCGACGGCGTATACAATCGCCTGAAGAACTGTCCTGTTGGCACATATAACGTGTGCAATCCTCTCAGCTCGCCTATTAACAACTGCGGTTGTGGCTGTGGCGGATTCTGATAGGAGGTGAGAACATGGCTGCTGAATACAGCGCAAATGCTGCTCAGGTAGTTCCTGTTAATGGCAGCGTGATCTTCACCGAGACACCTGTACCCTGCAATAAAGGGCTTGTATATCACAGGGACGACTCGGGGCTGTTCAGGCTGGTCAACAGATTCTTTCGTCAGAACATTATGCAGTGCTGGCGGAGAAACACAAACTATCTTGTATCCTTCCATGCTAATATAGCAGTACCCGAAGGTGAGGAGATACCTGCAGAAGGCATCAGCCTTGCGATATCTCTTGACGGCTCGGTGGATCCATCGTCACAGATGATAACAGTCCCGGCAGCAGTCGAAGAGCTCCAGAATGTGGGCTCCGAAATAATCGTTACAGTACCGTTTCCTTGCTCTTGCTCGACAGTTTCAGTCGTAAACACTAGCACGATCCCGATAACGGTGCAGAACGCAAACCTGGTATTCAACTCATAAGGAGGGATATATATGCATGAACTAGACACACTCTATGATACCTATGATACATTTGTTGGCGAGTTAAAGGATGCCAACGAGAAAATTCGTCAGGCAGGCGGCAAGCCTTCCGTTGGAGACCTTGAAGTCCTGGATACAATCTCTCACGGCATTAAAAGTACAAAGACTACAATTGCCATGATCGAGAATGAAATGGGCAACAAGTCGTCACGCGGCTACTATGACGATATGTCGAGAGACGGTCGCAGCATGGACGGCAGAAGCTATGGCTATGATCGCGGCATGAGTACTGCAAGAGGTATGAATGCTCGCAGAGATAGCATGGGCAGATTTAGCCGAGGCGATGAGACCGAGGAAGAACTGCTTGATAAGCTTGCGATGATCAGGAATAGAAGATAAAAACGAGAAAGCATCTGTCTTTTTGGCAGATGCTTTTTTATTGGCTGTATAATGGTTGTAAATCCGCTTAAAACCGCGTAAATGTGCAACACTCATTTAAAACACAGTTAAATAAAGGTTGAACAATATGCTGATTTTGGCGATATTACGCGCTTAAATTTTTGTAAAAACGTCTGAAAACGTGTCAATTGGTCGTATTGTTGGATGTATCATTGGGCTTTTTCAAGGCGGTCATCGCCGCCTTCAATTCTTCAACGTCCTTATGAATATAGATATCAGCCGTCACAGAATAGTTCGCGTGACCAATGATTTTCTGAAGTGCATCAGGTCGCATACCAGACTTTGCAGATAGGCTTCCGAAAGTGTGTCTGGTGGAGTGTGGCGTAAGATGCGGACCGTTGAACTTGAATCTTGAATTTCTACCCATCGTTGCATCAATCATGCCCAGCTCATGCAGGCAAGTGTAAAAGACCTCGTCCCTGAATGTGTTTGTGGTATATTCCCAGATGTGCGAATCTTCGGGAACACCCTTGCACCAGCCCTTGAAGAAATCCTTGATATCTGGAATACCGGGTGGGAATGGTATCACACGCCCCTTGCCTGCTTCGGTCTTTTCACCAGTGATGAGATACCCTTCCTCGAAGTTGATATCCGCAGGAGTAATCATCAACAGTTCACCGATACGAAATCCCATATAGATCATAGCCAGTATGGCTTGCGCCCTCTTATCATCGGTGTGCTGCCAGAGTGTGCTGATCTGTTCTTCGGTAAATATGATCTTTTCGTTCTTCTCGAACTTCGGGATTTTCAAAAACATGGAGTAATCCTTGACGATGATATCATTCTCAATCGCACATTTGCATAGCATTCCGACCATGACCTTGATGATGCTTGCAGCCGATTTCGATGTTGTCTTATCGAGAACCATCTGAAAATGTGCCGTCTTGATATCAGACATTTTGACATTCTGGATAGCTTCAAACCGCTTCCACATACTTCTGTAAAGCTTCACGCCATTATCGCCGACGTGGTTGAAATGGGTGCCCGACCATATCCTGTATATATCCGCAAGCGTGGCATTGTACAAGTCTGGTCTGCCATTGCGCACATACTCTTCCAGAGCCGCCTGTGCGGTCTTCATGTCGGGGTAAGCACCTAGGTATACACGCCCTTGCCCTGTGGCTGTGGAAGGCGCTCTGACGATGTAAGGGCGTGTCTTGTTGCGGCTGTCCTTTGTGATTGTACCTGTGCCTGTTGCACGTTTATGTGTTCGGCTTTTCCGAACAGTTGATGTTTGCTTTTTTCCACAGTAGTTACAGAAAAGGCTGCCGTCTGGGATAGCAGCCTTGCATTTTTTACAGATCATATTACCACCTCAGTTCGAGACTTCTGATGTGATTTCGTTTCCATTCTGATCAAGATAATGCAATGTCAATGTATTATCCTTGTAAAACGCTGTATGATAAAAGCCTGCTGAAAAGGCTATCTGCCATTTTAAGGATACGTCCGGACCGTTTATGAATGCATCATAGTCTGTGACAGTAATATAGAATTCATAAAGATCATCATCATAAGATACTGCTGTAACTGTTGGGTATTTGCCTTCCTGAACTTTTCCGCTGATAGTATCCCTGGATGATTGTCTGCATGAATCACGATACTCGATGTATCTCTCTTCAGTGCATACGATCGTAACACTGCCGTCATCGTTAAGCTCTGCGGAGAGTATGCCATCTTCGGCAAGTGTCTGGTCGATGAAAGCTTGCGGATCATCACCGACCACTTCTTTGACCATCAGCAGTTTTTCTGTTTTGGCTTCTTCCGGCTTGGCTGTTGTTGTTGTGGTTTCGGGCTCGGATTCTTTGGGAGCTGTTGTCTCTGTGGTTTTGGCCTCGGTCTTAGTGATAATTACGGAACTGCCTTTTGAAAGCGAATTGCACTCGGAATAGAAAGACATAAAGTACTGATGAAACAGGTCACTGCTGAACTCGTATGTATCATCACTGGGGCGTGGAGTTTCGGCTGTGACTTTCTCAAAAAGGATATCGGTCTGCTCTATCATCTTGTCCCAGGAAAGCAAAAGCTGCTCACAATCAGCATAATTATTATGAAGGAACTCATTGTATATATCCTTCTTTACCATAGCATTTTTCAAATTTGATATCGAGAACTCAATATCTATATCTCTGCCTGTCGCATCTTTGCCAGTTTTCACATAGTAGCCAATATCACAAAATCCTTTATCCCAGATATCAGATGTAGCCCAGTTCTGAACATCACGCAGAGTGATCTCTTCTTCGGGAACATTTTCCAAAATGGAAACAGTTTCAGATGCCGTGGTTGTTGTTTCTTTGGTAGAGGATGTATTCGGGTCCTGCTCACCTGTGCTGCCACAGGATGCGAGCATTAAAGCGAGTGCAGATATTATAGCTATCTTCTTTGTCATATAGATCACTCCTTTGTGTTAATCTCCAAAATGCTTATCCATAAACTGCTTGATCATTGCGTCTTGCTTATCAATTCGGTCTTGAAGGATACCGATAGTTCTTTCATAGTTCGCTTTTCTTTCTGCATAGAGGAGCTCGCGGACACTAAAATCTTCTTTGTTGTGCTTGATCTCTTCGACAAGACGATCAATCCAATTATTGCGTTCAGCTATAATGTTTTTCAACAGTACTGGATCATCGCTTGCATAATCATCTCCGAATTCTTTGGTTAGGGCGTTGTACAAATCCTCAATAGTGGAATATCGAAAAGTCTTATCTTCGCTATCATCTTCAAAAACACGTTTCAGCGAACTTTCTGAAATTGTACCGTTGTTCCTTGTAACTAAGTCAAGGATCACATCATTTGGTAGATTGTGTTCTTCTTTGATTTTCTTAATAATTTTGATTTTGTTTGACATTATTCTTTTTTCCATTGGACTCATCTCCTTTGAACTATAAATGAACTGTAAATGACCTCTTAATGAACTGGATTTTATTATAGTAATTTGATATAATTAGTACATCCAATTAAGTGACTATATTCGTACTCGTTTTAAAATGAGGGTAATAAAATTCACACTGCGTTCATGCCCTCTTGAATTGTCGGAACAAATGTGCTACAATATAGCCAACATTTATGAATGGAGTGTGAAACTTATGACCGAAGAAGAAAGACTCAAACGGATTAATCATATCGTTGATATGTTGATAGTGCTAGGATATGACCAAATGATACTGGATGGTACTGATTTGTGCTCACTTATCAACACTATCGAACATAGCACTAAGAACAGCCTCAGCCCGTGCAATTTCTGAATCGGGTATTTGTTCGACCTTCTTAATCAAAGCACTCCTGCGTCCGTCGTTGGGGGTGCTTTCTTCGTCCCAACACATGAGATATCGTGCATCAATATTTAAAACTTCGGCTAACTTTTCAAGAAAATCTATGGGAATTTTCTTTGTTTCACCCGTTGCGTACCTCTGGATGGACGACTTAGAAACTATCGAACCTGTCATTTGTTCCAATTCTGCATAAGAGTAACCACTATTGGATATAACTTCACTTAGCCTTTTAGCGCGTAAATCCTGTATATTCATTTGTTACACCTCCTTTTATTATTAGGTATTATAACACAATTTTCCCAAAATTGCAATAGCGCTTACAAAAATATTTTGAAAAAATCCCAAAAATGGGTTGACAAACCTATAAAGGTATGCTATAATATAATCAATCCCAAAAATGGGACGAAAGGGAGTGATAACTTGTTAAATACGAACTTATTTAAAAGCGCGTTCGTAAAAAAAGGGTACAATCAGGAGACGCTTGCAAAGGCACTTGGTATGTCTTCAAATACGCTGTCTAGCAGGATTAAAGGCGCATCTTGTTTCAACACTGACGAAATTGATCGTCTGTGTGAACTGCTTGACATTACTGACAACAACGAGAAGGCTGCTATTTTTTTAGCTTCTCCGTCCCAAATGTGGGAAAATTAAAAAGGGGGTCTGAACCATGATGAAAGTAATCTCAATCAACGAAGCTTGCAGGATACTAAAAGAACATGGATTTTCAGTATCACCTGCGCATTTGGGAGCAGGCTTGCAGCAGAAGGTCTATCCTTTCGGGGTGGCTATCAAAATGACTCAGTGGGTGTATGAGATATATGACACCCTGCTGATGAAGTGGATCCGTGAACGAGAGGAGGAGAGCGCATGACCGACGAAGGCAAGGCTGCAGTAGCTACTGCGCTATGGTGCATTGCGTTTAATTCGGGCATCATTTTAGCGGCTGAACACAAGGCACTGGGATTTATGTTGGCGATATCTGCTACGCTAATCTTCTTGGTATATCTTGCCGAGGATGCAAAAGCCGAACACATCAGAGCAGCCAAAGACAACCGACTTGAAAAGTACAAAGAAGATTGTGCGAGGAGAGAGCAGGAGGCGAGAAAAAAATGAGCGAAAGTAGAAAAGCATGGGGCTATGATATGTTAATCGCATTATTGGAAGAGTATGGTACTGGTATTGATGAGAGCCTTAAAGCAGATATCCATGCTATCCGAGAAGTAGCCGAAAAGGAGGAAGATGATGATAACAGCATTAATACCAATCATCGAGGTTGCTGCAGCGGCTATATTGGCAACGATGATTATCCTGCACGCACTGAACGCTGATATCGAGGAGGAAGACGATGAGAGCGAGGAAATGCCTGCCGAAGAACGGTCCGATAACCTTTGATTCGTATGAGGACTTTCGGAAGGCTGTGGTTGATGAGATTGCCAAGGAAGAGCCCGAAATATTCAAACGGCACGCAGAACAGCTGATACCGCAGGTTTGCGCAGCTATTTTCAAAACATTAGAAATAAGCTTTGGCTGGAAGAAAAAGCGTCTTTGGAAATTTATCGAGTATTTGAAAGATTTCTTTGATTTAATGGATCATCCTTCGCGGTTACATCATCGGTTTGATCCGATTGACTGCGAAAGAGAAATGAAGGAAAAGTACGGCATCGACTTTCGGAAGGAGTTTCCGATTCGGGTGGAGGTACAAAAATGAAAATATGTGATGAAATGATCAAGTTGAGAAAAGCCCTTGACGAAAAGGGCGTAAAGTGGGAAGACAAAAGCACGATATATCCCGATGATGAAATTCGGGATACTATGAGAAAATTGAACGTATCACGCGAGTATGCTGACTGCAGTATGTTTAGAACACACTTCTCTTATAGAGGCTATTTCTTCAGCGTGATATACGGCTACGGTTCGTACGGACACTATGACGGCAAGCTTGAATGCATGGTAGGCGGTAAAGAGCCTGTGGGCAGCATGACAGCGGAAGATGTTTTGAAACTAATGGAGGGAAAATGATGGAAAACACAATAACAATCTCACAGGAAAGATACGATGAACTTATTAAGGAAGAAGCACGGATGCAGTTTTTGCGAGCTTACGTAACGCACGAGGTTTATACCAGTGCTGACATACTGTATTATCTTGGCATATACGAGAAGGAGGAAGACCACGATGCGAAGCCTGTATGAAATCAAACAAGATATTTTGGCTTGTATAGATGAAGAAACTGGCGAGCCTGACGCAGACAAGCTCGATGCTCTGATGATAGAGCGAAATGATAAGCTCGAAGCTGTAGCACTATGGGTCAAAAACTTATCCGCCGAGGTTGATATGATAAAAGCTGAGGAAGATGCTCTGGCTGCAAGAAGAAAAGCCAAAACACAGAAAATCGAAGGCCTGAAAAAGTATCTAAGTGATGCTTTAGGTGGCACAAAGTTTGAAACCGCAAAATGTATGGTTAAATTTAACCATAACAAAAGTGTTGTGGTCACAGACTTCACAAAGATTTCTGACGATTATCTGCGTTACAAAGAGCCCGAAGTCAATAAAAAGGCTGTCGCTGATGCTATTAAAAACGGTCAGACAGTCGATGGTTGCGAACTGGTTGAGAATGTGACAATAAGTATTAAGTGAGGTGATAAATAATGGGACTTCCAAGCGTATACCTTGCAGGAATTGAATTTAAGCCTGTTGTAGGTTTTGAAAATTATTATGTTGTTTCAGCCGATGGTGCTATCTTTTCTAAAATATCAAATAGTTTTAGAAGTCAAATTTTAAACAATAAGACAGGATATGCAACAGTGATTCTCTCTAACCCAGCTCAGAAGTTCAAAAAGACAAAGACTGTTCACAGAGTTGTTGCTGAAACGTGGCTTGATAACCCCGATGGACTTGAATGTATAAATCATAAAAACGAGAATAAGTTGGATAATCATGCTTCAAACCTTGAATGGTGTTCAAAAGCGTATAACAACAAGTACAATGGCAAAGACCAAAAATGCTGTAAAAAAATAGCACAAGTTGACCTAAAAACAGGAGTCATAATTAAAGTGTGGGAAAGTGCAAGAAAAGCCGAAAAGCACTTTAATACCAATTATAAGAATATTTCGGCAGTTTGCAGAGGTCTGCGAAAATCAGCAGGCGGTTATGGCTGGAGGTTTGTATAATGGCTGAGCTGGTACTTATATACGGTAAGTCAGGAAGTGGCAAAAGTCGCAGTTTAAAAGGCTTTTCCGAAGACGAAATATTCCTGATTAATGTCGAGGGGAAGCGATTACCGTTTAAACGCAAGTTTACATATCAGATAGTTACGGATAGTTATGAAACTATTATTCAAAAACTCACTGGTATGGTAGCTAAAACCAAAATCAAAACTGTTATAATCGACGATGCGGGGTATCTTTTGACTAACAACTTTATGAGAGGTCACTCTGGTGGACGTAAAGGCGCACAAGTATTTGATCTTTACAACGATCTTGCGGACAACTTTTGGGGATTGTTTAAGTTCATAAAGAATAAACTCCCAAATGACATTATTGTGTATCTGATAATGCATGAGGACACGAACGACAACGGCATGACCAAGCTTAAAACCATCGGTAAATTACTTGATGACAAAGCTTGCCTTGAAGGCATGGTCACAGTATGTCTGCGGTGTATGTCAGAAGATGGCAAGCATTTTTTCAGAACAAAAACAGATGGATTTGATATCACAAAATCTCCCGAAGATATGTTTGAGGGTGATGAAATCGAGAACGATTTAAAAGCTGTTGACAAAACAATTCGTGAATATTGGGAATTAACTCCCAATGATATATAAAAATATTTGAAAGCGAGGAATAATTATGTTAGGTATCACAGGTTACAAGGAGACACAGGCAACATCATTCGCAGGGGAGCTCCCCAAGCTCGAACCGGGTGGATATGTGCTCAAAATCATGGCAGTTAAGGTTGAAGACACTCAGTATGGCGTTAAACTGGCATTCCAGTTTGACATTGCTGAGGGCGAACAGAAAGGCTTCTTCAAGAAGCTCTATGAAGCAACTCCTGACGAGTGGGAGTCCAAAAAGTGGAAAGGTTCATATCGTATCAAGATACCTAAGCATGAAGGTGATGATACCAAGTACAGAAAATCTGTCGGCTTTTTCAAAAGCCAGCTTGAAGCCTTTGAGAAATCAAACACCAATCTGCATATAAACGCTGAAAGTGACTGGGACGAGCAGATACTTAAAGGTAAGCTTGTCGGAGCCCTTTTCAATGAAAAAGAATTCGACTATGAAGGCAAGCACGGTATGTTCACACAGTGTAAAAGACTCATGTCAGCTGAGGATATTCGCGGCGGAAAATTTACTATTCCGAAACCCGATATGCTGAAGACCAGCGCCGTTGAAGCTCCTGCTCCTATCCCCACCGATCTCTCTGACTTTGTCGAAGTTGACAGCCCTGACGGAGTACCCTTCTGATGCATCCAATCAAAGTCGACGAAGCCCTTAAAACGTTCTCGGTTATTGTTGATAGCCGAGAACAAAAATGGGCTCATATCGAAGATGCTCTGAAAGCCACAGAGACACCGTATATTCAGCAAAAGTTGAACTATGGTGATTATACTTGCACAGCTGTCGATGACCAATTTCAAACGATTTCGTTAGCCGATAAATATGTCATCGAACGCAAGAGGAATCTTGACGAGCTGGTCGGTAACTTTACCAAAGGCAGAGACAGATTCGATCGTGAATTCAAGCGTGCTGTCGCGGATAATGCAAAGGTGTTTTTACTGATTGAGGATCCGAAGCTCTGGGAAAATATTCGGAAACACAACTATCGTAGTAAAATGCCGCCTAAGTCATTACTAGCCACACTCTGCAGCTGGCAAGCCCGGTATAACATCACTGTAGTTACTTGCAGCCAGCAGGACAGCGGTACGATCATCAAGGCGATTCTGTGGTATGCTTTGAGAGATTATCTGCAAAAGGGTGGGTGACAAAATGCTTGAGGAAGGTTTCATAAAAATTTTTCGTACTCTATTGAAGTGGGAATGGTACGATGACGCGAATACAACAAGAGTTTTTTTACATTTATTACTTACTGTAAACTACGAAGACAAATCCTGGCATGGTATTTTAATAAAAAAAGGTTCACGTGTTACAAGCTATGCAACTCTGGCCAAAGAAACTAGGTTGTCAGAAAAAAAGATAAGAACTGCAATTAAGCACCTCGAAACGACAGGCGAAGTGGCAAGGTCAAAATACCCACAATACACCGTATTTACGGTGAATAATTACAACAAGTTTCAAGGAAGGGCAGGGCAAACGGCAGACGAAGGGCAGGGTAAGGGCAAGGTAAGGGCAGGGCAGGGGCAGCAATGTAAGAAAGATAAAGAATATATAAAGAAAGATAAAGAAATAAGCGTTGCTCCTTCGGAGCCAGAATTTCACATCAACGAAGGCGGTGATTTCTAATGGGCTATACAATGAACAGCGATGATGTGTATGGTCTGGCTTCGGCTCTCGGAGCCCAGACGCAGAAAAAAGGTGACGAGTTGTTTTTCAAACGCTGTCCGTATTGTGACGGTGGCGGACATGATGATAATACATTCTCGGTCAACTTGGTCACGGGAGCGTTTAAGTGTTTCAGGTATAGCTGTAACAAACAAGGTCACTTTGTTGAGATGGCTAGAGATTTTGATTATCCGCTGGAGTTTGACAATGGCAGAGGAAAAACTTACAACAAACTCCCACAGGTGGAATTCAAGCCGAAGGACAAAGCAATCGAGTATTTGCAGAGCCGCGGGATATCTGACGCTATTGGTCATGAATATAAAATCACGATCGGCAAGAAAAAGTCTAATGTTCTGCTTTTCCCATTCTATGACGAGAACAACATCCTGACGTTTGTGAAATATAGGGATATTGAATATCGAAAAGAAAAGGGCGGTAACAAAGAATGGTGTGCTAAGAACTGCAAGCCGATACTGTTCGGCATGGCTCAATGTGATAAAGAACACAAGCGGCTGATAGTTACCGAAGGGCAGCTGGATAGCCTTTCAGTTGCTAGTGCTGGTATCAAAAACGCAGTGAGTGTCCCGACCGGTCAGTCTGGCTTTACTTGGGTCAACTTCTGCCATGAATGGGTGGACAGCTTTGAGGAGATCATCATCTTTGGAGATAACGAAAAAGGACATATCACTCTGGTTGATGGCTTTTTAAAACATTTCGGGCAGAAAAAACTTAGAGTTGTACGCAACGAAGATTATCTCGGAGAAAAAGATGCAAATGATATATTGCGTAAGTATGGCGCTGGTGCTATCAAGACCTGCATTGATAACGCAGTTGAGCTGATGACAAGTCATGTAGTACGACTGGATGATGTCAAAAGTGTTGATCTCGAAAAGCAAGAACATATCAAGACTGGTATATGGGATGTAGACAAAGTTATTGGTGGGTTATATATGGGGAGTGTAACAGTACTCACAGGGCGACGCGGTGAAGGTAAATCTACATTGGCTTCACAAATTATTGCCAACGCTCTCGATCAGAAGGACCCGAACGGGCAACCGTACTCGGTATTCATCTATTCAGGCGAGCTGCCGAACTATCATTTCAAGCGTTGGCTTGATCTACAAATTGCTGGCAGGAATCATATCTTGACTTCTATCAACGATTATGGTGCAGAGGTTTATGATTTGGCTGAGGAGACGGTCTCCAAAATCAATGCATGGTATCACGACAGAGCGTATATCTATGATAACAACTTTGTAGTATCTGAAATGGATGCCGAAGACAAAGAAAGCCTTATACAGACTATCGAAAAAGAAATACAGCGGCATGATATAAAGCTAATATTGATAGATAATCTTATGACAGCGATAGATGTTGACCTGGATGCAGACCTTTATCGAGCACAAAGCAAATTTGTAAATTCGGTCAAACGTCTGGCTATGACATATAACGTGGCTGTGCTCCTGATTGCACATCCGCGGAAAGGTGCTGATGATGGCAAGTTGACTAATGAAAGCATAAGCGGCTCGGGTGATATCACTAATAGAGTTGATACTGTACTGACTTATACAAAAGTCAAGGAGAATCCTGAACTTGGGAAAATCGGTGTTGTAAAAAACAGGCTTACAGGAAACGTTGCTGAAGATATCCAAGTAAAATATGGGAAAAAGAGCAAACGCATTGGTTGCAATAATTCAGAGTGGGATAGGGAGTATGGCTGTTTTAAAACTGCTGAAACCGTTGAGGATCTTCCTCCGTTTTGATGATTAAAGGAGATACTATGGATAGAAAGGACATAGATATAGCTGCTTATAATGGCAAAGAAATAAACAGCCCGATAATAGCCGACGAAATATACTGGTTGGGAATGTATTATATCTACAAGATCTGCGCGGCTGATAAGATACCGACGGAACAAGCACAGGTCATCAAGCGGAATTTCACGCAGAAAGTTGACAACATAGCGAGGTACGAACAGATATTTTACGACAGCCTTCGGGTAATGGCAGAACTGGACAAGCTGATAGCGCCCGAAAGCAAGCTCAAAGAACTGACAAGGCAGGAGGCACTTGAAAAACTGCTGCGCTTCCAGGCGGTGCTCAATGGTACGCTGGAGAAGTATGACGGAGATATGCCGCAGATATACTCGCGGTTAATGGATGATATCAAGGAGGATAACAATGACAATGACGGAAATCAGGGGCAGAGTTAAGTTAGAAGTGCAAGATAAGGAGCTTGAAAATGCGGTCCAGTCACAGCTGGCATACCGTGTACCGCATGAGATACGCGTCGATGATGATGTTATCGAGTGCCCGATTTGTGGACATGAATTTGAGAGCATAGAGGATATAAGTGCATATTGCCCTGATTGTGGGCAGGAACTTTATACGGAGGGGTGAAGCACATTGAACAATACACAGAGAAACGCATATGCTCGTGAATGCTATCACTGGTATTTGGATCATGGTATTTGCCCGAAATGCAGGAGAAACAATTTGCAAAAGGGATATAAACGATGCCTAGAATGCCGAATAAAAGATAATGAATCTCATCGGGGTAAACCAATGTCTGATGAACGCAAGAAGTATCAAGCTGAGTATAGCAGGATGCTTCGAGAAAAACGCAAGGCAGCAGGCATCTGTACAAGATGCGGTAAGCGTAAAACGGACGGTGAGCACGCTCATTGTGCTGTGTGCCGAGCGCTTAAACGTAGTGAGCAACGCGAGTACAATCGTAAGCAAGGCATGATGCCGATAGAGTTACGCGGCGAGGGATACTGTTCACGATGCTACAAGCCGATTGAGAACGGCAAGCTGTGCGCTGAGTGTTATGAATATCTTGTGAAGCAGGCAGAGTACATGAGAAGCAAGCAGGACAACAGTGAGCATAAGTGGCGAAAAGCAAGTTCAGCGGACGTTGATGCTATAAAACGTCGTCAGACGAACGGAGAGCCACCTAGAATTGATTTTAACACACAGGGTGGTAAAGTTACTCTAGAAGAAAACAAACGCCATACAGGGCAAATTTGAGGGATTAGAGGAAACAACATGAGCAAAAATAAAAACCGCCCTAAGCGACAAGAAAAAAAGCGCAAGCAGGAGTACAAGAAGATCCAGAGAGGGAGAAAGTT